GGGTGCTCCATTCCCCACTTTCCTCCATTTTCCTCCATCCATAGAAAATAAAAATATTATCAGTAAGATTTATCTGTGGATAACTTGTGGATAACTTGTATATATTTGTCTCAATATGTGGATAAAGCTGTGGATAACTATGTTATAATTTATATATGGCTAGTCAGAATACTAAGTGGTATAAGGATGTGCGTCTAATTCAAGCATTGGACGAAATGAGATTACGTAATGAAAAATTTATGTCCATATGCTTCTTCTGCGACGCAAAATCAGTGGGTATAAAAGCTATTGCTGAAAAACTATTTCCAGTTTGTGATGATCATAAATATCAGGAAGTTGAATAGCTTTAAAATTGCGGGGTATTTGTAAAGTCCATATATGATTCTTCACATAATGGGCAAAATGAATTAGGTGTTCCTGGTCCTTTATTCAATCCAACCAATATTAACCCTTTATCCTGCATATCTAGGATTTCTGGATCTAATCTATCATATACGATAGGGACTAATTTAGTCTTACATACTATACAGTTTGTTATCATACTAGGGATATTATAGCATTTCCTATATACCGCCCAAAATTGTGGATACCCCTATTTGACATGATATATGGTGTTTGATATACTTATATAGCAGGCAAGAAATTGCTTGTCTACCCTCCCTTTCTGGGGTAGCAAATCGTCCCTCCCTTTCTGGGGATGTCCTCCTGAGCATGAGTGATAAAAGGCTCCCTTTCTGTATAAAAAGCTTTATAATAATCTAATGCATTTACATCAATATATTACGATAGAGCTAGAAAATTCCATATTCTACAGATGTTTATATACATGTGGATGGGAGAGAATAGTTGAAACAGATAATACAAGAGATATTTCCTATTTATCGTGATATAGACGATCATATTGATGATGCTGAGAAAATTGATATTTGATATACCCCCTGTTTTAGGATATAATTTATATATGGAGTCTGCAAAAGAAGAGTGTAAAAATTTAGGACATAAGTTAGTATTTAGCTATAATATGTATTGTAGGAGATGTGGCAAAAAGATTAGAGAAAAATAACCATACCGCCCTGTTTCAGGGCATACGTTGGTTTTGTATTTCTATTTTTCGCCGAACTTTAAAGATTGACTTTAGATCCATTTTGCGCTATACTTGATACATGGGTAGAGTTGTAATTTGCGATGTTTGCAAAAAAGAAATAGAAGTGCGCTGGGGCATCTTTGCTCATGACACTTTAAATAGACATAGAAAGGAACATAAATGACCGAAAAAACTTTAGATATGCACCTCCAAGATTTGCGTGAAGAAATAGCAAAAGAGATTGAATCTATTGAAATTAAGCCATCTATAGAGAATGCTTTAGGCATGAGAATGATGGCAGCAAACATTGCTAGAGGTAAAAAGTGAAAAGATATAAATATTTTACAAAAGATGAAGATAACAACTCTGTAGAAATTGATCAAATTATTGCTAATGATGTTATTAGACAATACATTGAAAGACGATATACAGGAGCTATTATTATTGCTGTATTCATTATAGGGTTTTTATGTGGGGTGATTGCAAATGCATGAAGATGATGTATTAGATTGGGAAACAAAAAGAATTGATAATTCCCGCCCACCATTACGATGGGTTGCTAATTTGTTTGGAGAAATAAGCGGATGGGCTGTATTAAGATTATCATATGCAGAAGAATATGATCACAAAATTAAAGCCAAAATATATGGATTAATATTTGATAAGACTTGGCCACTATATAATAAATATGGAACAATTTATAAAATTAAATGGGATGACGAGGATTGGTCATAGTTGACTAATAAATAGGCATGTGATATGCTTGTATGACGGATATCGTAACTTAGTAGAAAAGAGAGCAAAATGAATCCTAAAGTAACACTAGTTGGTCGCCTTGGTGCTGATCCAGAATCAATTGGAACAAGTGGAGTGCGACTTCGTGTTGTAACAAGTGATCGTGCAAAGAATGACAAGGGAGAATGGGAAGACCGTGACACATCATGGTGGACCGTTAAAGCTTGGAAGACTCTTGCAGAACAAACAAAGAAGACTCTAAAGAAGGGTCAAGAAGTAATTATTTCAGGAACTATTTATCAGGAATCTTGGACAGACAGTTCTGGAAATACTAAAACATCTTACGAAGTAACTGCAGACTCAATTGGTTTGACTGCATATACTATTACGAAACAGCCTGCAATGGCTAGTGCAACAACAGAAAACGATCCTTGGACAAAGGGATAATATAAGATATGCCGTGCCTTACTCAGTGTTTGGCACGGCATTCTTTAAGGAATATATATGACAAACTGGACTGAAGAATTAACAGATGAACAAAAAAAGCAAGTATGGGATTTTATTGTTTTTACTGTAAAAGAAATTAGAGAACAAATTGCTATGGATATTGAATATACATATGAAGTTTGGGCTACTCACGGCAAAGCTAAAAGCAGACAAACAAAGAAAGCATTTATGGTTTGTGCTGATATAGCAAGAGGTTTGAATGAAAGGCTTCCAGATAATGGCGGATCCAAACCAAACACCACAGAGGGGTAATTGGAAATGCCCATGTAATGGGTGTAAAAAAGCTGCAAAGCAAGTAATAGATCAAATAGTTGAAGAGTATAAATCTTGTCCTAACATCATTGAGGCAGACGAAAAATTATTCTGTTATACATGGTGGAAGCATGATGATTGTGTAAGAATAATGAACCTTCTTAATAGTATTACGAAGGATGATAAATATTCTATACCGCCAGTTAGACAGGAAGTTTCGGAAGCTGTAGACAAGATGTTGAAAGATCCAGGAACTTGGGATATACTTAAAAGGTTAGAAGATTAGGAACATTAGCTCAGTTGGTTAGAGCCCCCGACTCATAATCGGGTCGTCGTAGGTTCAAGTCCTACATGTTCCACATTGCGGATGTTGCATAATGGTAGTGCTTCAGCCTTCCAAGCTGATGGTGCGAGTTCGATTCTCGTCATCCGCTCCAGACCTCTGTAGCTCAGTGGACAGAGCGAGACTCTTCTAAGGTCTGCGTCGCAGGTTCGATTCCTGCCAGGGGTGCTATAATAAAATTATGAATATTGAAGATGACATTAGATCAATACTTTTTGAAATAGGTAAAGAAGTTAAAATCCATAAATTAATTGATGGTAATCTTATTATAGATATTGACTACGAAAAGTATGTATCTCAAATTATTGATAAGATTAAATTATATTATCCCAATACATAGTTCTTGGATCAAAATCAGATAGTTCCCTAATCTTATAGCTTGTAAGCTTTTTGTTTGTAAATTGCGGGGCAGCAGACATTTTACCTTCATAATCTTTTTGAATAAACATTGGATCATTAACAGCATAAATATTGAAGAATCTTTGTATCATTGCAAATGGTACATCCATAGGCATTGGATATGTTTCAGCACAGTATTTGGTTGTTCTTTGGCATACCCGCACATATTCCTGATTTAAATATAAAATAGCATGAGAAGATAACATATTAAATATACGTAATATTTTTGGATATCCTTCAACTTTCTTATATTTTAAATAGAATCCAGCATGGCTGCTTTGGAGCCCCCACTGAGAATTGCCCAAATATACCGCATCAGCGTCGTCAGGAACCTCTATAACGGGTTCAAAGCTATTTGGGTCAGCATCATCCTCCAGCACTATAAAAGGGGCTGAAACCTGGCTTAGAGCCATTAATTGAGACTTAGATAGGCCCACCCTACCATTCTTCTTATCCTCAACAGCATTTATTCTAGTAACATTTTTAAAGCCAAGATCTGAAAGTTGTTGCTCTATATGCTTTTTTTTATGCTTGTCCTTAGACATATTAATATAAAATACTGGTATTTCTATTAAATTTATCTTCATTCTTCTCCTACGTATAGCTTATAGTAGTAGTCTATCGCAGATTTTTTAGGAAATGATTCTTTATCAGTACCCTCTCTATTTAGCATTTGATTCCAGATCTGAAGGGTGTGGCTATTTGTTGCCCTTCTAATAACCTTATTACGCATCTCTGGATCAAATATATCTTTCCATTCCCAGTAATTAATTGGATAAAAAACATCTGGTTCTTGTATATATTTTTGTAAATTATATTTATAAATTTTTTCAGTAACTAGCTGTGGACCTATTTCTCCCCAAGTTATTTTTTTCTTATTAAAGGATTCTGATATTTCTACTAATTCTGAAATGAAATCAGAGTCTTTTGGTGCCCGCAATAGTCCATTTGCTATGATTTTGTGTGGCCCTCCCTGCATACCAAATAAATATTCTGGAAACTTCCACTTACTTTTTAAACATATATTATCTGTGTCAGTCCAAGTTAAACCAGTTTTTTGAATCATTTTGTATCTAAACATATCTGCAAAAGGTCCATATGAATTATCAGTTTTAAATATTTTATCTTCTTCTATGATCTCTCTAGCATCTATTTTATTAATACCATTTGGAACAACTAGGCTCATATCATAAACAAATAAATTAAATTTATGGCCATGATAAATAAAAGAGGATAAGCATAAGTTTTCTATTTTACTTAATGGTCTACCAACCCATAAAGATCCGAACTCAGCCATTATATCTCTCAAGATCCTTTATATACCACAATGACATAGTTTTATCTCTATCATAGGATTGTATATTGCCTTCAATAATTATATTTTTAGGAAATGGAAAATTAAATGGTGCCTTCTCTAAATTTAATCGTCTCCATGCACCAACTTTAATGTCTATATTAGCATCTGGCGACCTCCACATAAAATTTGTAGTTAGTAAATACTTTGATTTACTATCTATTATATTATTTATAGCTTTAAATATATCTTTGTTTGGTAAATGCACAAAACAATCTCTTACCATTACAAGATCTACTTCTGGCAAAGAATCGTTAACTATGTCTATTGATTTAAATAGTATATTTTTTGTGCCATACTTTTTATTATTAATTTTAACCATCTTATCAACAATGTCACCACCAATATATTTTATACCATCCAAATCTACTCTACGCATCCAGTTAAAATCGCCAGACGGTACATCTAGTATGCTTTTTACATTAAGCTCTTTAAGTAAAATCTGTATCTCTGGTATTAAATACTTTGTTTGTTCATAGTCAGAACCTGGACCAGACACAGACTCTTTTCCGTTCCAAGAATTATTATAAAAATATTCTGTAAAAATATCCTTACTCATATCTTCCTATCTTTTTTAAATAAGGAAAATATTTAGATTGATTATCTATATAAAGTGTAGTAAGAAATGTAGTAGCTATAGGTTCATAACCTATTGATTCCATATATTTTCTAATAGAAGATCCATTAAATATGTGATTACTATCATCTTCTAACATAATAAAAGGAATTCTAACATCGTGAGAGTATGTCTTTATTACATCAAAATCTTTACCCTCAATGTCTATGTTTAAAAAGAAAGGTGTTTTTTGAAAATACTGTATGTGTATATTTATAATATCATTAATAGTCTTTGTAGGAACTTGTGCTACCCATGAAATATCAGTATGCTGACTAGATCTTTTTCTCTCTGCAAACTCAGCAGATAGTGTATTTGATGAATCTATATTTCCAAACATATAAAATTCTTTTGTGCCTTCCTCTGTATCTACAGCACAATTATACAATATATCATTTGGCCTTTCTTCATGAACTATTGCATTAAAATAACTATTTGGATCTACAAGTGTGCCAAACCATCCCTTCTTATAAAGAAAGTATGTATTTGATTCTCTTACTGGATGAAATGATCCTATATCTATGTATGTATTTTGTTCAAAAAGATCTTTATTCATTAGCCAAGATAGTCTTTTGATTACCCCGTTTAATATAGAATCTTCTCCATAAGAAGAATAAGATTCAAAATATTCGTAATTCATTTACCCCTCACTTAAAAGTAAGGCGAGCCTATTTCTAGGCCCGCCCTATCTTTCCGAACTATTTACTCGGACTTCTTCTTTGGCTTTGCAGCCTTAAGAGCCTCTTCTACAGCAGATGCTTTTGGCAAACGTCCAAATGCTGGATCGTTTGGATTTACTGCACGTGCTGCTACTGGAATTAGAGCACCAACAAGTGCTGCCCATAGATCCTTTGGATCTGTTACGCCAGCAACGTAAAGAGCTGAAGCTGCACCAACTACTGAACGAGCATATGATGCAAGCATTGCCTTATTTTTCTTACTTAGTTCCATTTTTTCCTCCTAGGATAGAACTTTTATTAGTATAGCATAGCCAGCCCAGAGACCAATTATTCCTGCCACCCCTGCAAAAACTGGTGGCGCTGGAACTGGCAATTTGAATGCTGCGAATACTACGCCACATCCAAAACCTGTTATTGTTGATAACAATATATCTTTCATTCTTCCCCCAATATATATATTTTATAATGATCTTCACAAAAATCTACAAATCTTGTTTCTGTCATGGCAAGTCTGTACGATTCTTTATTACATAAAACAACCTCACAAACAGCGTAATTATATTTTAAACTTTCTTCAAAGTTCTTCAGTTTTGGAATTATCATCATCTTCCTTGTCTGGGTTGTCTATTGGTGTTGGTGCGGTAGCAAGTGCACCACAATCATGACACTGAATATCTAAATGATACATTCCAATTGTATAAGTTTCTGGATCAAAAGAAACAAGTGCTCTAAAAAGATTGCTTCCACAATTTGGACATATACACGTTGGAATACCTCTAGCGTCTATCATCAATGTCCTCTGGTAAAAGTTTTTTTAATTTTTCAAAACTATCTGAAAACTTTTTCATGTCATTGTATAATGGCATTCCTTCTATAACTATTCCATATTCATTAAAATAATTAATTGATGGTTCTACTTCAGAAACAAATTCAGATATTCCTTTTTGAACATCTTCAATATATTGATATGCCCAATCACGGGAATCTGATAAAAACTTTATAAAATTTTCTTTATGTATATCATCTGGAGAAATAGGATTTTTAATAGATTCTGGAACAGAGTTTGTTGTCGCAAGATGTACTAATATTATTTCTGTAAGCATAGCTGTAGTTTTTTTAAGATTAATTGCTGCATGTATATATGCAATAAAAAATGATATAGAAAACATAGCTAGAGCGGCAATAGTTATATTCACAACAAACCTCTTTTCATATATAAGTATACTACATTAGTCAAAATCTATACCATAGAAATCTTTAAATTTATGACCACAAAAATTTTCATAATCTGCTAATGATCTTAGGCTTCCAGCCCCATATATACCACGCTCTATTCCGCATAGAACCTTCATTTGTTTATTTTTTGATATCTCTTCTATGTCTTTCCAAGAAGATACCCTCAGCCTACTATCTTTCCATATTTTCTTATACCCTCCACGACCATAAAAATGGTAGGCTATTTTTTTTGATGGGGAATATATATCCCATCCTCTAGTCCAAGATCGCATCGCAAAACAAATTTCTTCTCCAAAAAAAGATATTTCTTCGTCATAGGGAACTTCTTTAACAATATATCCAGGAGCAAATATAAAACCACCAAGAACAGTACTAGACTCCTCTGGATTTAAAAAAGACTTATCTGCAAACTCTATTCTCTGTGCAGTCCATTCCATTCTTTTATTCAATAGTGGTTTTTGTTTTGTTGGATATGGAACTCTTTCTTTATCTTTTATTGGAAAAGATACTGAATTGTTTAATTCTACAAAATATGGTGGTGGAAAATAAGATAAAATTATTTTATTATTATTGGATATTTTTTGTGCTTTATTAATTTCATTCAAACAAAGTAGATCCCAATCATTTTCAAAAATGGTATGTGAGTCTATTTGTAAAAAATACTCTTGATTATCATATAATTTCATCGCTATACTTCTTGCATATCCTGCCCCTTTAGCCTCTTTAGGATGCATAGTCACTAAAGATAGATTAGGAACCCAAGAAAGATCTGGAATATCTCTTTCATAGTCTTGAATAACTATTCCAAAATATAATTCATTTCTTCCTGAAGATTTATCTATAGCAGATCTAACAGTTCTTTCTAATTCGGGATCACGGTAGCTTGCTATTGATATAAAAAATTTATTTGACATGTGTTGGCCAATAATACTTACAAGGTTCTTTTCTATCTGGACAGCATGGAGCATTATATGGACTATCTACAGCATATTGATACTTTACGTAATATAAAGGATCTTTCTTGAATAAATTAGCACGATGTGTAGTGATAATACGCATTACTTTATTTTCATCCCGCCAAAATTCTGGATATTCATCTCCCCAGTCTTCCCAGCATTGGTTATATAAAGCATTAAGATTATTTACATTATTTTCTGTTTTAATACCACGCAGGTTTGCTATATGCACCATGCTTTGAACATAGTCCCAAAGACCACGCTCATAGCCTTTCCACATCAACACGGCAGGATGATTGCGCCATCCACCAGTTTTAGACATGCCAGAGAGTACGTTAAGGATTTGATAGCCCTCAAGTATTTGTTTGTTTAATCTTTTATTATCAAGATTATTAGCACATTCTAAGCTATTGGTTGATGTTAAAAATGTTTGCATTAATTCTCCATAGTTTTAAGGCATCTCGTACAAACATTGTACGTCTTACCAGTATAAGGGCAAGAACCTATATCTGTCAAGACATGATCTTTAATTCTACAAATAATTGACATAAATAAATATTTAATCATTTAAGTGGCTCTCTTGTTACTAATACTATTGCGCCTTCCATTTCTAAGGCTTTTTTTACCATAGAGATATATTTGACTGCCTCAATTTTTTCATCATGCGTCATTCTAATAAATGACTTTTCGTCTAATTTTATTGTAATAAATGTATCATTATCAATAAGATTTATACCAAAATTTTTTGGCGGTGTAATAGAATGAAAAGCTCTACGCATTGTATCTGTATACATTATTTATACTCTTTTTTTGTCCAATAATTATTTTTATAAGATCTTTTTATTGTTGAATAAAATTTATCTAATTTAGAACGAGTATTTTTTTCTTCATATGGCTCAAATTTTCTTTCCCAATTTTCTCTTTTAATTGGAATAATTTGAACAATTGGAGTACCCTTTTCTATAATTCCATGAAAATCTTGTCTAATAAAAAATGGATAGTGAACCTGTAGATCCCATTTATCTACATCTACAATTCCAGTTACAGTTAAAAATGGCAGATCAAAACGATTAATTGGCTGAGTAAATAGAAGTGAATACCCTTCTGTAGAATTAAAAGAAAATTGATTATGCCATTTATATACTACACGGTGATATCCACTTGGCTCTGGCAGACCAATCCACTGCTGCTCTGAGTGGTCTGAAACAATAAGTCTATTTGTTCTATTAGCAATAAAAGGTGTCCCATTTGGTCTTTGTATAACCTCTATATCTGCTGTTAAATATGCAATATATCCAGATGTCATAGCATCAAAAAATGGAGTGCATCTTTTATAAGTTGAATTTGTAGCCCCTTGTGCTGTCAATGATAATTCTGAAAAGGTTTGAGGCGTTTTAATAGGAGATTGTCTATACCATTCTGGAATAAATTCAGATGCTGGCAAAATATTGATAAATTCTTCAGCATTAAACTCTTCAGCTATAATTTTTAATATTTTAGTCATACTATTTACCATTTTTCTTTTCTATATATTTAAATAGATCGTCAAGTGATTCCCATCCTGTATCTTTTTCAACGCCAAGTGCTGATAAAAATATATTCCAAGTTTCACTAACATATTGCTCTGCCTGATCTGTTGATTCTACAATCTCAGAATCTATTAAAAATGCAAGTGGAAGCCCCAAATCGTTGTACTCAATAAATTCTTTGAAGTCTTTATCTTCTTTATAATTCATCCAAAGCTCGGATAATATAGAGCATATGGTACTGAATTTAGTTATTTCGTTTCCGTTGTCAAAGCTTTCCATGTTTCACCCCAAGTTTTTTTATCTTTATGATTGTTAAACTCTTTTGATATTTCTCCACCCTCAAGATATATACCGCCCCATACTCCCCACTCTTTTCCAGATACACCTACAGCAAAACATGTTTTGGCAACTGGACAGGACTTGCAAAGAGAATCAACTATTGGACGTGCATCTATATCTTCTTCGTACTTATCAAAAAAGATATTTGTATCTATACCCAAACAGGCAGACTGATCTTTCCAAAGATGCTGCTTCATGTCTAGTCCTTATACTTATAAGGAATGTCCCATCCATTACGGCTAACAGGATATACTCTTTGAAGATACCAAACTCCGTCAACCCTTACGCCACTAACGGCAGTGCGCCCAGACTCAGATCTTTTTCTATCAACAACATCCCAACCAACCCATGATAGGTTCTTGTTTTTTGATACAATTTTTTCCATTTTTTCTAAACTTTTAATAATCATAGTTTTATCCTTTAGTATCTAAAAATTCCTACTTCTATTCCTTTTAACTCAGCCTCTGAAACTAACTTTGAAACAGATTGTTTTGGCTTGCTGAGAAATGCAAAATAATTTACATGTTCCATATTCTCTAGAATCCATTCGGATGGAACCTTGTAGCTCTTCATCTTCATACCCCTGGCCTTCATGCCACGCTCTGATAGATTACAAAACTCCAAAACCATTGAATTAATTCTTGTTGGACCTATTGAATAAATATAAATTTCTTTATCATCTTTATTCATGCTTGACATTGCTACCCCCATGGCACGTAAAAACACCTGGTAATCATCAAAGTCTTTACTGCCCTGTACTGCAATTATCATTATTCTTCATCCTTTAATCTATCAAGTATAAAT